TTTTCAAGCAGAAGACGGCATACGAGATTACAAGGTGACTGGAGTTCAGACGTGTGCTCTTCCGATCTTCGCTCTCGAAACCGACCACACCACCGCTGTGCAAGACACTGCCGGCTGCAGCTCCGAACCAACCTCCCGGAATCATGCCAATTATCTGTGCAGCCATTTTTTGTGCGGCAATGCGCGCCAACTCTTGAGCTACAACGCTGGCAAATGAACGAAATGCATCAGAAGCTGACTGGGCACCAGTAATGATGTCTGCAAACGCATCGGCAAGCCCATCCTTCAGGGCACCTTTGATGCGCATACCAACCTCATTGCTTACAACCTGCAGCCGCTTAAGCTGCAGCTCCATTTGCTTGACTCGCTCGATCGCCATGGGGTCTCCCGTAGCTGCCGCAAGCTCCAACATCTTGGGAATCAATGCAGCAACCTCTTGGCTTGTGCGCCGATGAAGATCGATGATCTCGGCCCGTGCCTGCATTTCGGTCAGCAAGCCTGTATCCCTTTGCACGGCAATGCTTTGCTCTTGAGTCGACATGCGCTCCATGGCCAGCGCGTAGGCCTCTTGCAGCTGATCAAGTTGGGCGCGGGCAGCTTCGACGTCAAACAATCGGCGCACCAACGATTGCCCCTGTGCGTCACCTTCGGCGGCCAGGCGCTTGAGCAACCCCTGGTACTCGTTTTCGAGCGCCATGCTGCGCGCCTGGGCCGTCTCTCCCGAGAGCTCCAGCAGACGTATGCGCACTTGCTGGAGCTCTCGGGCCAGGTCACGCTCGGCAGCCGCCTGGTCGCGCGCCGCTTGACCGGCAATTGCCGCGCGGTCACGCTCGAGCAGCGTGATTTGCCCAGTAACCTGAATCTGCTGCTCGCGGGCACGGGTGACGGCTGCAATGGCCGACTTGGCCTCACCGTCCGTTGTAGCCGTGGTAGCGGCAGCTTGTGCCTCTTCACGCTGCGCCTGGGCGAGCGCGCCGCGAAGTCGCTCCAGTTCGGCGTCAAGCGATTCTGTTTGCAGACGTCTGCGCTCAGCGAAATAGGCCGCTGTGCTGGTCAGCCCGTCCTGATACGCGCGGTCAAGGTCTTGCAACTGCCGGTTTAGCGCGTCGCGCAATAAAGCGGTCTGGCGTTCAAGCAGGGCTTTTGTGAGGTTGATAGGCGGGATGGAAACTGCGGCACCGCCGCCCGATTCTATGCGGGAAAACTCTTTCTTTAACTCAGAGGCAGTTTTGGCTGCCTGCTGCATAGCCGCTGCGTTGGCTTCAGCCATCTGGGAAAAAAATGGCCGCTGCAGTAGATCGTCCATGTCTTTAAGCCATTCTTGGCCGATCTTCGCACTTCGCTGAAAATCTCCATCAAGAACTGCAGCAAGCTGCGCCGCTGCAGCCCCGATCGTTTTCCCAAGACCAGAAAACGCGCGGCTTACACCATCTGCCGCATCAATTGCAAAGATGGAAAATCTAACTATCGAACTAAGCAGTTCATCAATAGACTTCTTCGCTCTTGGATCAGATAACAGAACTGTCAGCTCTTCAATAGCTGCTTTCGCATCATTGAGCCCACCTTCAGCTTCCAGCAGATCGCCAAATGCATTGCCCAGCGCGGTGAGCGCACCGCCGAATGTATCGCGTGCCGCTCGGGCCGCACCCCCATACGAAGACTCGAGGATTTCCAAGATAAGCACTTGGGCTTCCGCCTCGCGCCCCGCTTCAACCAGTGAACGAATGGTCGCTTGCACCTCTTTGGTAAACGAAGCTGCGAAGCCTTGGTCCGCCAACGCACTTGCAGCTTTGATGGGCGACTCAAGCGCCCGCCCAATGACCTCGGCCGATTGCTCCAGCCCGATGTTGAGCCGCGCAGACTGATCGAGCACCGCCTGCAAAGCACGGGGGAAGTTTGTGCCGACAATGCCGGTATAGGTGACCAGGCGGGCCTGAGCCTCGATGATGGCTTCATCGCCAAACGTCGTCACGCCCTGCAGTTCGGCCGCCATTTGTGCAAGCTGATCGCGGGTGTAGCCAATAGCCCCACCGGTTGACTGCAGCGCGGCCTCGAGCTGCTTGAGCGCGGCCTCCTGCCGCACGGTGTTGTCGATGATCTGCTTGATCGAAAACGCGGCGCCCACGCCGGCCAGCACGCCCTGCAGCGAAAACGCAGCGTCCTTTAAGGTTTTCAGCCCACGACTGGCACTGTCGAGCGCTTGCTTTGTGCGGTCTTCGGCGCTGATCTCGTACTTGGCTTGTGCTTGTCGGGCCATGATTTAAAGTCCGTTTTGGGTGCGAAGCAAGTTGATCTGCCGCGCAGATTCACGCGCCCACTCATCGCGGGCGGCGGCGTCGGTGGCATCGAGCACGTAGCGCTGGACGAACACGCGGGGGATTGATGGCCCGTATAGCTCTTGAATGGGCAGCCGACTGCGACCCTTGCGCTTGAACACGCCCGCATGCCCGCTGGACATCCGCGCGATAAACGCGCCAGGGATCAGCCGGCGCCCACCCTGAGCGCGGTACGTGACGCCCCGCTGGGTTTGGCGGGCCTGGAGGTCCATGATGGGGATACGCCCCCCCTTGGCACTGGTTGCCGCCACCCAATCATTACGCCGGGCCAGCTTGAGCGCAGTAGCCTGCCGGATGGTGCGCTGGCGCAAGGCGGGCAGCGCTTGTGCCATGCTTTTTACAGCGACCGTTTGCGCTTTGCGGATGGCGCGGTTCATGGACCGCACCACTACGGTGGAGGTGCCGTTCTTGAGTCCTCGCAGGGCCTGCTCGGCTCTGCGGATATCTGCGCTCACGTTAAGATCAATCGGCATGGGTCAACCTGTCTGCCAAGTCTGCGATGTCATCGCCGCTGGCACGCACGCCGGCGGCGATGAGCTGCAAGAGTGCGGCGTGCTGCCGGGCTTCGTGCCGGACCACCGCGGCCACCAGGCAGTGGATGCGCGGCAGTGGGTAGTCGAGCACGTCGTCAAAGCGGTGCCCCGCGCTTACAAGTCGCTGGATGGCATCGGGCCAGCTTGCGTGCGTGGCATCCTGGCCATCAGCGCGAGCAGAGCCGGCACCATCCGGCGGGCAAAAAAATCGGCATTTACCTCGATCACGGCCACAACCAGGTCGAGCAGCTCGGCCAAGTTGATCTGGTCTGCAACGAAGTCGTAAGGCAACCGGGTGGCGGACGCCACCAGGGCGATCGCGTTATCTGCATGGTCCCCGACCAGATCGAGCAGCTTGTCGCGCGGCACCGCGGTGATATCCAGCCCATTGCCGATAGCCGCTTGCAGCGGCGCCAGGGCCTTGACCACTGGGGCAAGCTGACGCGGGGCAATGGGGGCGACTTCCACGGTCATGCCGCCAGCCTGCACGGTGCGGGTAAGCGGCATGAGGTCGGACAGCCCATCGGTTGCAGCGGCTTGCGTCATGGCTTACACCGCCCGGCCGTTGAGATACACCGCAGCACGACCGTCACCCGGGTTATTGATACCCAGGGCAAAGCCCATCTGCTGCACCGTGTCGCGGCTTTTGAAGGCGAATTCGCCATCCGGGCGCATGACCACGCTGGGCAGGTACAGGTCTTTGTTGGCCCCGCGGGTGTTGGCAGCCACAAAGCGAAACGCGCCGGACTTGGCGCCCAGGTCGTTGCTGGTGACTTGCTCCCAGCTGGTGGCGGCCCGGGTGAAATCACTGGTGATTACCGTACCGTTGTCGATGGCGCCACCGGGCACAATGTAGATGCGGCCGAGATCCGGATCGAGCTCGTAATCGTCGTCCACGTCGTGCGTGGTGGCGCCGGCTTTGATGGCCACGGCACTGACCTTGCGCACACCGGTGGGCAAGGTTGTCGAGACGCCAAGCTGATACCAGCGCCCCTGCTGGACACCGTTGCCGCCGTTGATGGCCACACCGGTTTCGCTGCCGGCCGTGGTGGAGACGGCGGCCGACGCGCCAACGATGAAAAGCGCAAAGTTGTCCGCGCTCATATCCTTGAGGGTGAGCGCGGCATCGCGGCTGACGCGGGTGGGCACGTCAAGGTGCTTTTCAGCAATGGGGCCGTCAGAGCTGTAGTCCTCCAGATTCTCCGAGCTGACCGTGATCGAGAACCCCGGCGTTTCGGCCAGGTAACGTTCGCCGGTTGGGTTGCCATTGGCGTCGTGCTCGTCAAAGTAGCAGTAGCCGGCGCCGAGCACGATGTTCTTGGTTGTGGGTTTCATGACGGGTCAATCTCCAATGATTTCGGCATACTCGGCGCGCAGGGTGAGCTGCGCCATGCCGATGGTTTGTCCGGGGGCGGGCATAAGCTTTGTGGTGCCGACCACAACCAGGGCGGCAACGGTGTCGCCCAGGGTGTCAGTACGATCAGGCTCGGGGCGATAGCACGCGGTCAGCAGGTCGGCACGCAGACGCATGAGGTCGGGCAGCGGGTCGGTGGCGGAAACGGCCGCATAGGCCTCCAGCACGAAGGTGCTGATCCAGCGCGGGGCGGTGGAGATTTCGTCGTCTTCGACCAGGTCGGCGTCATCCTCGGGCTGTGTGATGACGATGGCCGGAACGGGGTCGGTCTCCAGATCAAAGACGCGACCCTGGTAGATCTGGGCGCCCGCGTTGGTGTGATAGCCGTTGGCAGTCAGAATCTGGGCGGCACGGGCGCGCAGCGCGGTGAGAATGTCGAGATCAATCATTGGGCGAGTACCTTGATAAGGGCGCCGTCATCTTCGATAACGCGATCCAGCGTCCAGCTGCGGGCGCCCCCCTGCTCCACCACCACGGCGCCGCGCACCGGGGCCGGCACTTGTGGGGCCTGGAAGGTGAGCGCCTGGCGACGGGCAATGACCTGACCGAGGTCGCCGTAGACTTCGACATTGCGATCGATTAGCACCGTGCACGGCACCGGCGTGGCAGTGCCGGCCTGGTAATGGGCCGACACGCCAAAATCGGCAAACAGCAGCGGGAGGTCTGCGGCGTCGTTAAACATTAGGCGCCCGGCCCTTGGTCGCCTTGTGCAGACGTCTGCTCTGCTGCTTCCTTCCGAGCGGCCTGCATTCTGGCCGCGGCCTTGACCATTTCCGCGCTGGCGGTGTGGATGGCGCCACGGGACGGATCGTCGCGCTTGTCGATGTAAAGGGCGCGACCGGCTTGAACCAGATTGCGGGCGGTATCTTTTGCGACATCGCAGGTTTCCGACGGGTCGGCATGCACGCCGCCGCGGTCGTCGGCGTAGCTGACGATGGTGGCTTCGATGATGAGCACTTTGGGCATGGGGGTCTCCAATGCCGCCCTGCTGTCGCACCGCCCTGGCAATCCAGGGCGGTGAGCGGCTTCGGGCGGCGGTGTATCAGGCAGTAAGGGCGTCTTTCATGGCCGAGAAGCTGGCCACGCGGCGAATGGCCACATCCACGTCCTGCAGGGCGACCACGCGCTTGGTGCCGCTGGTGGAGTGGGTGTAGGGGTCGAGCATGATGTCCAGACCGCCCCACATCCCCAGAATCATGTCAGCCCAGTTGCCAAACATGATGGCCGAGCACACGCCGGCCGCACTGCCCTTCGTCAAGGTGTGCGGGACGGTGTTGGTGACTACGGCGTCATAGCCCAGCACTTCGCCAATGCCCCGCTCGCGGCCGCGCGTCCAGACCGGACGGCCATTGGTACCGCTAAACTCTTGCGTCTTGCGCAGGCGACCACGCACACGGCTGTTCGTGAGATAGCCCAACGTGCCGACATCCGCGTTTGCGTTGGCTACGGCTGTCTCCAGATCCACAACGTGGTCATACGTGGGCGCCGCGCCATTGGTGCCACCCGCCACCGACCCGATGCCGCTGGTGTTGAGCAGGCCGGTGGGTTGGTTGTCCAGCCCAGTGCCGTTGATGGCGGCGGCCTGGATGGCCTGGCCGATCACCGCGGCGAGGTCCGCACGCACAAACGCTTCGATGTCGATCGAGCTCTGCAGCAGCAGGCGGCGGCTGTAGTC